GCTCGATCAACTTGAGGTTGCCCTGATTCTTGAATCAATCAAGAAGTGTGGTGGCAATTACTCTGCCGCCGCCCGGCTTCTTCGCATCAACAGAACCACCTTCATGATGAAGCTTTACAAGGTGCGCCACTTTGATGTGCCATTCCCGGCTGAAAAAGAAGAAGGCAAAGAAGCATCAACCGAAAACTAAAGTAGTCGGGAATAGTTATGCCGGCCGGTAAAAAATACGGTGGAAGAACCAAGGGCACACCTAACAAAACAACCCGAGAAGTTCGGGAATGGTTTGCCTTGGTCTTCCGCATGATCCAACGAGATCCCAATGTGAACCTTCTGGAATGGGCCAAGGCCAATCCAACTGAATTCTATCGGCTGTCAGCAAAGCTGATCCCGGTTCAGACCCAAGTCACCGGGGCCGAAGGAAAGCCAATTGAGGTGGTGGCCAAAAGGGACTTTGAATCACTTCCCATTCAGGATCTTGAAGCAATCGAAGCCATTCTGAACAAGCCAAAAGAGACCAATGAATGAAGCCGAGATCCGGGCATTCTATTCAGCCCTTGCCAAGAAGTCTTTCAAGCACTTCATCAAGCTTTCAAAGCCTGATTATGAATTCAATTGGCATCACCTTCGCCTGATCCAAAAGCTTCAAGACTTCGCTGATGGCAAGATCAAAAGACTCATGGTCTTCATGCCACCCAGACATGGAAAGTCTGAACTGACATCAAGAAGATTCCCGGCTTGGCTTCTGGGGAGGAACCCCCGGGCCAAGATCATTGCCACATCTTATGCCGCCGAACTTGCATCAAGCTTCAATCGAGATGTCCAAAGGATCATTGATGACCCCAAGTTCCAAGACCTGTTCCCCCGGACCAAGCTGAATGGGGCCAATGTCAGAACCACCAAGTCATGGCTTCGGAACAATGACATCTTTGAAGTGGTTGAAGAGGGTGGCTTCTATCGGTGCGCCGGTGTGGGTGGGGCCATCACCGGTCTTGGTGGTGACTTCCTGATTGTGGATGACCCATTCAAGAACTATGAAGAAGCCAAAAGCCCCACCATCAGACGGAAGGTCTTCGAGTGGTACACTTCCACCCTTTACACCCGGCAAGAAAAAGATGCCGGCATTCTTCTCATTCAGACCCGGTGGCATGAAGATGACTTGGCCGGGATGCTTCTTCAGATGCAAAGGAAGGGTGGGGAGTTTGCAGACCATTGGGAGGTGATCAACTTCCCGGCAATCCTTGAGACCCCAAGCCCGGAAGATCCCCGGGAGATCGGGCAAGCCCTGTGGCCGGCCAAGTATGATGAACGGTGGATGGCCATCACCAAGACTTCTCTTGGGTCTTTCCAATTCTCTGCCCTTTATCAACAGAACCCCACCCCAGATGAAGGACAATTTGTCCGGGCTTCTTGGCTCAAGTCTTATGACATCACCCCAGATCACTTTGACAAGATCTGTATGAGTTGGGACATGACCTTCGGAAGCGAAAAGAAAAGCGCAGACTTTGTGGTTGGGGCTGTCTATGGAAAGAAGGGGTCCACAGTTTACTTGATCGACAAGATCCGGGGACAGTGGGACTTCCCGGAGACCATTGCCCAATTCAAGCGGCTTGTGGCCAAGCATCCCAAGGTGAATGCAAAGCTGATCGAAGCCAAGGCCAATGGCCAAGCTGTGATTGATTCTTTGCGAAAAGAGATCGGCGGCATCATCCCAATTGTTCCCACTTCCTCAAAAGCTTCCCGGCTTGCCGCTTGCCAACCATTCTATGAAGCCGGAAACATTCACTATCCAAGCCCACTCATTGCCCCATGGATCGGGCAACACATTGATGAAGTGGTTGGATTCCCCAATGTGAAGAATGATGACAGTGTGGATGCTGAGACCCAAGCCATTCAATGGCTTCTGTCTTCTGGTGTTGCCAAGTTCTCTGACAGCTTCACAGACTTTCAACCTTCTGGGTTTGATAATGGAAGAATTGATTGGTAAGGTTGAACCATGGGACTTCTGAACTTGCTTCTTGGCCGATCTGGTAACAATCCACAACCAACCCCAACTGAGACAAAGAATGTCCGGGGTGTGGAAGTCAAAGTTCTTGAGATCGGAACCCCGGGAACTGAGATTTATGCCGGTTATCTTTCCGAAGAATACCTGAAGGAACTGCAAGGCATTGATTGGGCAAACAAGATCGACATGATGCGCCGATCTGATGCCAACATCAGAATGGTTCTGAATGCCATCAAGCTTCCCCTGAAGTCTTCCCCTTGGACCATTTCGGTGAAAGAAAAGTCTGAAGAAGCCGAACTTCAGAAGAAGCTTTTCGAGAAGATCCTTTTTGAAGATCTCAACAAGTCTTTCACCCAACTTCTGGGTGAGATCCTGACCTGTCTTGACTTCGGCTACTCGATCTTTGACATCACTCATGCTGTGAAGTCTGATTCTGAACTTGGTGGATACAATGGGCTGAAGTCTCTTGGATACAGATCACAGCGCACCATTGACCGGTGGAACCTGAATGAATCCCGGGATCTTGAGACCGTCACACAGATTGCATATGGTGATGAAGGTGGGGCATATGAACTTGATGCCCGGTTCATTCTTTACTTTGCACCGGAACGGGAAGGGGACAACTTTGAGGGGATCTCGATTCTTCGGGCTTGCTATGGTCCTTGGTTCCGAAAGAATGAATTCCTGAAGAAGCTTTCCATCGGCATTGAAAAGTTTGCCGTTCCAACGGCTGTGCTGACTGTGCCAGAAGGCACCGAAGGCAAGCCTGAGATGGCGGCCGCAAAGAAAGCCCTTGCCTGTTACACTTCGGGTGCAACCAACTACCTGATCCTCCCGGAAGGCTTCAAGCTTTCCTTCAACAATGTCTCTGTTGATGTTGAGAAGATCCGGGCCGCAATCAATGCTGAGAACCAAGAGATGGTCAACAGCATCTTGGCAAGCTTCCTTTTGCTTGGCCAGAACGGTGCCGGGTCTCTTGCCCTTGCCGGGTCTCTGTCTGACTTCTTCTCCCAGACCATCCAATACATTGCCGATCACATTTCAGAACAGTTTGAACGGAAGATCTTCAAGCCCTTGGTGCAGATGAATTTTGGCCACACCCGGGTTCTGGTGGATCTCAAGTGTGATGGCCTTGAACACCGGGCCAATGAAGCTTGGGCCGCCATGGTGAATGGGTTCATCAGCACCGGGGCAATCAAGGCTGATGCTGATCTTGAGAAGAACCTTCGGGAGAAGTTGAAGCTTCCTCCAGTTAAGGAAGCCGAAGAGGTTGAACAAGCCATGTCTGCCCAAGGAATGGTGTCTGGTGAACAGATTGATCTTCAGAATCAAGCCCTGAACGGTGCCCAGATTGCATCTCTTGTGGAGGTGATTCAGAAGGTTGCCGCCGGGATGCTTCCCCGGGATTCTGCCATCAGCATTCTTCAGGTGGCCTTTCAGCTTTCATTGGAAGAAGCCGAAAAAGTTCTTTCTGGTGCCGGCCGGGACTTTAGAATTGACCCAAGCCTGATCAGGCAATTGGCCGAAAAAAAAAAGCCCAAAAAAGAACACCCTGAAGCCCAACTGATCCGGGATGCTTCCAGACAGATCCGGTCCCTTGGCCGGGGCATTCTCCCAAGCTTCGGTCAAAAGTATATCAGATCAGTCATGATTCAGAAGGGGAAGGCCAATGAAGCCACCCAGATCAAAGCCCCCATCAATGCCTCTGTGCCGGGTCTCCCTGCCTATTTAAGCGCACTTCGGGTGGCCTATGGGATTGCATCAATCAAGGCCACAGACCTTCAGGAAAAGGCTTTTAAGAAGTCTGGAAGGAAGCTGTCAGAATTCAGGCTTGCATCCACCAAATTGAAAAGGGTGGATCAGGCCATCAGTGACTTTGAGAAGGCTTTGGAGATCCTGAACGGTGCCCAAGGTCCGATTGAGACCGAAGAAGCAATTGCCAACCTTGGCCGGGTCTCTGACCGGGTGAACGGTGTCTTGAGCAATTATCTCAGTTTTGATGACAAGCAAGCCATCAGTGCCAAGGCTGAAGTCTTTTCTGAGACCCAGAAGAATGACATTGTGAAGGCTGTTGACCTTCAATATCAATCCTCCCTTTCTTATGCCGATGATGATCAGCTTGAAGAAGACATGATCAATGCCGCTGACAAGGCCATTGGTGGACCCATGACGGTGGCCGGGCCAGATGTGCAAGCTTCACAGATTGTGAACGAGACCTTGGACCGGGCCGCTCAGATCTTTTCTGAAGAGACCGGGATCGAGATCATCTCACACACCTTTGTGGCTGTGGATGATGATGCCACCACCGAACTTTGCAGTGAACTGGA